ACAATCCACCTAATACAACGAATATGTCATTCGCTAATCTGAAAAAGCAATCTCGCTTGGGCAGTCTTACTTCCAAACTGACCAATGAGATAGAGAAAATGAATAAGGGAAGCACTGGAGGTGCTGACGAGAGACTATGGAAATTGGAAGTAGACAAGGCAGGTAACGGTTATGCCGTTATCAGATTCCTACCTGCACCTGATCAGGAGGAACTTCCTTGGGCAAAAGTATGGTCACATGCTTTCCAAGGACCAGGAGGTTGGTACATTGAGAACTCTCTGACTACATTAGGTCAGAAAGATCCTGTTTCTGAGTACAACAGATTACTTTGGAACAGTGGTAACGATGCTGACAAAGATCTTGCACGTAAGCAGAAGCGTAAGCTTTCTTACGTCAGTAACATCTATGTCGTAAAGGATCCAACTAATCCACAGAACGAAGGTAAAGTATTCTTATATAAGTTTGGTAAGAAGATCTTTGATAAGATTACAGCAGCAATGCAACCTGAGTTTGAGGATGAGACTGCAATTGATCCATTTGATTTCTGGCAAGGTGCTAACTTCAAGTTGAAGGCAAAGAACGTAGCAGGTTATAGGAACTATGATTCCTCTGAGTTTGCTGCATCCAGTCCTCTATTAGATGATGACGATGCTCTTGAAGCATTGTGGAAGAAGCAGTATCCTCTTGTTGAGTTCACTGCTGCTGATCAGTTCAAAGCATACGATGTCTTACAACAACGTTTAGATTCAGTTCTAAACTCTACCAAGACTCGTGTTGCACCTGAAGTTGCTGATGAAGAAGCAGAGATCAAAACTGCTGATCCAACACCAGTTACTGCATCACCTATTGTCAATTCTAAACAAGATGATGACGATGCACTATCATACTTCCAGCGTTTAGCAAACGAATAATGGAGTACGTCTCATTTGAAGAGACCATTGGAGTCTACGACGGAGATCAATCTGTCGTAGACTCTGCTTTATGTGAGGTCTATAAACTTAGAGATAAAGATCCAGTCAGTGATGGTAACTCTAACTACCGTGGATGGCAGAAAGATTTTGATCATCCAATCAAGAATGTAATTGAAAGAGAGTTTAGAAAATATATCAAGCACTATTGTATAGAAGAACCATACTGGTTGACATTTACCAAGTTCTTCTGTAATATAAATCCACCAGGTGCATCTAATACTATGCATCACCATACTGTTGGTGAATTTAGTGGAGCATTCTGGTTGAAAGCAGAGAAAGACTCAGGTGATCTTGTAGTAATGAACCCATTCTACAATAGGTTTATGAATACTTGTATGATACCTCAAGGTAAAGATTACAATGCAAAGTATTTTCAACCCGAACCTAACAAGGGTGTGTTCTTCAACAGTAACCTAGTTCACTATGTTGACATCAACAGGTCAAATGAGGACAGGGTTTCTATTGCCTACCACATAGGAATTCACTATAACTGAGCGAAATTCGATTTTTAGTTTCAAAAATTCGGGAAAAAAAACTCCGACCATTTTTTGCCCTTAAGGTTTTTTCCAAATATGTATAAAAACATCAAAATCATAAAAACAGGAATTGATCCAAAACCGTTTTTAGACCAAATTAGCGAGGATGACTGGAATTGGGTTTCTAGGCAAAAAGGCATTGCTGGTGATAAGAACCCATATGGGTTCTTGCCACTTGTTATGGCAAAAGCATCAAAAGGCGAAGATCCTCATAATGTTGATAGACAAGTAAAAACCCAAATGTATGAAAAATACACTTCGGTTAGGAAATTTTGGAAAAAGTGGAATATCAAAGAAACAGGTAGAGCAGCATTTTTTAGACTACAACCAGGATGTAGAGTAAAGACACATATTGATAGAGGATCTTATTATCTGGATAAAGACAGATATCATCTATCACTTGCTGGAACTTATGAATATACTGTTGGAGATGAAGTTATGATAGTAGAACCTGGTACATTTTTCTGGTTTCATAATAAAATACCCCACGGTGCTGTAAACATCAGTGAGGTAGATAGAGTTTCATTGGTTTGGGATGTTCCTCATAGTACAAAGAACCCCCAACATAAGAAACGTACTAGCGTGAAGAAAGGATTCTAAGATTTTCTCCCTTCTTCATTTTCTTATTGATATATTGTGAACTATCGGTATAACTCATTATTTCTCTCATATCTTCTTTTATGATTCCGATGTATTCTTTTCTAAGAAGCACTATTTCACGTTTTTTGTCATTTTTCTCTATTTCGTATTCGTAGTTAGATACTGAATTTACTAATTCAGATCCAGATATTGTTTCTACTGTTCCATCTTGGGTATATCTAAAGGAGAAATTCTCATCTACAACTAGACCACCTTGTAAGATAATATTATCATCTAGATCAACTTGTTCTTTTGTCTCATAATGATGTATTTGGGTCAATTGAACAGTATCGTACTTATTCTCCAAATATCGTTGAAAGTCATATTGACTCATTGGCCATTCATCTCTTACATTAATGATATTATTAGATAATAGCACAATCCAGTCATAATCTTCTCTTTTGTATATCTCATATGCAACGTTATCTGGTCTATCATCACCAGTTACAGCATATGTGTTAAATGCAACTGCATTCTCAAAGAAGTCATCTCTGATTTTACCTCTTTTGAAGAGGTTTTTTGATAGTTGGAAATCATTGCTAGAATTACGATCATTTGAGAATGATGGTAATAATATATCTGGGAAAAGATCGAAATATGCCATTAGAATCCTACGTCATCCTCTGCGATTGTTGGAGTGGAGTTTGGAGTAGCACCCGAAGCACCTACAGTAAGGTCACGGATACTCTCATCTGGTTTTTCATCATAATCATTACCAAAGATAGGTGTAAGTTCGGTAAAAGATAGTGCCATATTTGATGAAATAGGTTGAGAACCTGCACTTTGGTCTGCATATGCAGCCCACACACCTTCTGGGGTATAGTCAATTTCACATGCAGTAAGAGCACACATCTTAAACATGTTCAAACTCTTTATTCTATTAGTTCCAGTCCTGTATGCAAGACGGAATACGTTAGGAGAACTCAAGAAGATGCTACTACCTTCACTCTCATTAGCGAATGATGGTAACATACCTTGTTTGAAGAATCTCATAATTTTTCTTATCTCTGCTGCATCCTCCTTATCATAAGGTGCAAATTGGAATGCAAAGGTGAAATTTCTGAGTTGAGGACCATTGAATAGTAGTTCAAGGTTAGGGTTGATTGCATTACCTGTACTTCTTGTAATGAATTGAGCAGGGTCTACATTGATTCCTATTTTACCTAATGCTAATTTAGAAAGAGTTGCAGAAAGAATATCTCCTGATGCTCCACCATCCTTCATATCTTTTCTAACTGCACCCAATGCATTACTTGCATCACCTAGTCCTGATTTGACCATACCTACTAAGTTTGTATCACCTTGCAATAAACTACCTATTTCTCTTGATGCACCAAAGAAAGCACCTGCCTCTACAGCATTTGCTTTAGCACCACCCCAACTAACACCATTACTTGATTTTAGAGAGTTTGGTATTGGTAGTTTTACTGAACCTTTAGAAGATTTTGATGTATCACTGGCTCCACCAGCAAAGTTTGTACCACCTGCTATATTACTTCCTCTAGGTATACCTTTTGTTACAAAAGAACCTAAACTTGCTCCTGTTTTATCATTTCCTTTTTCTGGTTTGTTGAAGAAGGACATCCCTGATTGAGGAGCCTGATACTTGAAGGACTCAATGAATATGTGATCCATATTCCCTTTAACGTAATCAACAGCTTTGGGATACCAAAGGTGTGGTGCTGGTTTACTTTCTTTCTTTCCTGTTATTTCTGCTGGTTTGACATCATCTACTTCTTCAACAACTTCAGTATCATTATTTGCATCAAATACTTGTTCAACATCCGAACCTGTTAAATCTATACCAGATTCTGCAGCAGAGTTTTCAAATAGAACTTCATTACCATTTTCAATTGCTTCATTACGTACATCAGTTACTGCTGCTGCATATGCATTTTGTCTTTCTTGACTGTTTATTATTTCTTTACCTTCTTCAGTGTTGGTATTTACCTTGAATGATCTGACTCTTGTACCACGTTTAGTATTTACATTTTTCTTGTAACTAGGTTCAAATGCTGGTTTTAGAAAGGTTCCATTCTGAACATCTAAATTTATAACTTCACTATACTTCTGACCATTTACTGTGTAAGAAATACTTTTGTAGTTACTTTTTGGTTTTTCTCCTGGACCTAGGTTTACATTGTTGATACCTAGTACTGTAGAGTTTTTATTTCTTTTTTTAGGTGCCATTAGTGTATTCCCCTAGTACTAATAGGTATTTCAATACTTCCAAGATCTCTTACGAACTCTTCAATAGGTAAATTAAAGGCGGTTTCCCATTCTTCCATCGCAATATCCAAAAAGAGTGTTTGCACATAGGATTTTAGGTATTTATGGTATCCCTTAGGAAGTTCTGCTGGATTGGCTTCATCTACCCATTCAGCAATCATTTCTCTTTCATCTGGAGCATAATAATGAAGGTTTACACCCCAAAATGCTGGTCCTTGAGATGCGATAACATAACATAACGGATTTCTATCATAAAATCTTAGTTTCTCGGCAGTTTTTGCTCCATACTGGAATAACATCAAGTGTCCAGGTATGGGAGTACCTACAGTTTTTGATTTAGGGAAGGTATTTCTAAATTCCAAGTTCTTTCTCCGTCATTATTTGGAATTCCCATTTTCTGTCTTTACAGAATTCCTCTGCTGCTACCCATTTTGCAGTATTTTTAGCGTAAGTCATAACCTCGGTTACGTATTTTCTAGTTCTTGTTTTTTGTATTTTTGGTTCTTTTACTTGTTTTGCTGGCTTTATTTCTATTATTTTCTCATGCAATTTTCCTTTAGAATCTTTATATTTGATATAAAAATCTGGGAAGTATCTATGGACTCTATTGTCAGTAGGGCATCTATAAGGTATTATTACTTCCTCAGATGACCATTTGATAATATTTTTGTTACTATCACAGTAATTCATAAACTTTAGTTCCCAAAGTGATCTATAAATGATCTCTCTTGGGTCACCTTTATACTTTTTTCTATTAATTGGTTTAAACTTACCTTTATATGACATACATAGTATGTACGCATCTTGTATTTAGGATTGTTGTGGCTGTAAGTTCAAAGCAAAAATCAGTATGGACTTTTGCTCAAAACAGGCAATTTTTACCAACTCAAGAACTTTATGAAGTAGTTTCTAAGTTTGGTAATATAACACCTGCGTTTAATAATAATTATGATGTATCGTTTAATCTATCATCTGGTTCTGGGCAACTGAAGGGATATATCTCTGACAGATCGTTTTATAAGGATGAAAAAGGTCTAGCAGATGCTGGACAATATCTAGCATTATTTTGTTCAGAAGCGGTTCTTCCAGGATCACGTTTGGATGTTTTTCAGAAGCAGGGAATAAGACAGGGTATAAATCAAAAGTTTGCTGCTTATAGACAGTTTCCTGAAATTATACTAACTTGGTATTCTCAGAAAGATTATTATACTAATGATGTATTCAATTCATGGATGGAGTTTATTTCTCCAGATATAAATGTTTTTAATGATAGTCAGACTGGATCTTATAGGAAATTGAACTATCCATCAACTTATAAGGTTGATATGCAGGTTACTGCATTTAGTAAAGGTACTACTGATAGAAATAATAGATTGACACGACATGGTGCATTTTCTCAACAAAAACCAAGTAGTATTACATATCATATTACAAATGCATTCCCTGTAAATATAGTTGCAGCACCTTTAGCATATGGTAAAGCAGAACTTGTAAAAACTACAATTACTTTTGCTTATGATATGTACCATATACTAAGATCATCTAGAGTTGGAGGTGGAGTAGCATCTACACCACAAGGACAGATGCCACCAAT